CAACGAAGGTGTTAGACTGAAAGAACCTAAACTCAAGATGATGGGTATTGAGACTGCTAAGTCTAGTACACCACAGTGGGTCAGAGGTAAACTTACAGACGCATTTAAGGTTGTCATGAACGGGACGGAACAGGACTTATGGGAATTTGTTGAGACTGCCCGTAGAGACTTTAGGACGTTGCCGCCTGAAGACGTTGCATTTCCTAGAGGATGTAGGGGTCTTAAGCAATACTCTGATAGGTCTATGATTTACTCTAAAGGAACACCCATACACGTAAGAGGTGCTTTGCTTTACAATCACTTACTCAAAGAGAAAAATCTTGACATGCGGTACGAGGTAATCAAAGATGGAAACCAACTACATTTCTCATACTTGACTACACCGAACCCTATCAATGAAAATGTCATATCGTTCACTGGTGGATTGCCAAAAGAGTTTGATTTACACAGATTCATTGACCATGACATGCAGTTCGACAAAGCATTCGTTGAACCATTGAAAGCAGTTATTGGACTGATTGGTTGGAATCCCGAACCCGTTGCATCTTTGGATTCGTTTTTCTCGTAATAAAAACACCTAGGGCATAAATATGCCTGTTATGTATGAATACCGAGCAAAAATAAGAAAAATAGTTGACGGTGACACAGTAGATGTGGACATTGACCTTGGTTTCGGAATCATTTTATCTGACGAAAGAGTTAGAATAATGGGTATTGATACCCCCGAAAGCCGAACAAGAGATAAGGTTGAAAAGAAATTTGGTTTAGCATCTAAGAAGCGATTGAAAGAAATACTAGGTAAAACTACCGTATTGAAGACACAGATTAATAGAAACGGTGAGGACATGAAAGGTAAATTTGGAAGAATCTTAGGAGACTTTGAAGTTGAAATGAATGGAGTTACTAAACTTGTCACAGATGTGTTAGTTGAAGAAGGACACGCAGTACCATATTATGGTGGGTCTAAAGAAGAAACCAAAGCACACCACATGTTGAACAGGAAAAAATTAATCGATTCTAAAGTAGTTGATATGAGTTACGAAAAGGCTGGCATAGAATCATGATAATAGGAATAGAGTGGATGGATATTATTTACATCATCTTAATCAGTATTATTTTTGGATTCATTGTGCACATAGAGACCGAATTACATACCATCAAAACAATGATGGAAGAACACGTTAAATTTGACTCTGAGAAATCAAAGCTTAAAAATGGGAATAAAAAGGACTAAAAACCCTCTTCCCCTATTGTACTAGATACAGTATAATAGATTATACATTATGGAGAAGTGTTATGTCATTTATTAAAGACTTAGTCAAGTCCACTGGGAACGAATACGCTGGTATTGTTTCCGATGGCGTTGCGGCTGGGGATGTAGATTCGTTTGTTGATTCAGGCAGTTACATCTTTAACGCATTACTTAGTGGTTCACTATACGGTGGACTACCAAAAAACAAAATCACTGCAATTGCGGGTGAGTCTGCCACAGGTAAGACTTTCTTTGCATTAGGTATGGTCAAACAATTCTTGGAAGACCACCCCGAAGCTGCTGTGATATATTTTGAATCAGAATCTGCTATCACAAGAGACATGATTGAGGAACGAGGAATCGATTCCAATCGTATTGTTATTGTGCCTGTAGTTACGGTTCAAGAATTCAGAAATCAATCAATTAATATACTCGATAAGTATCTAGAATCAGATGAGTCAGAGCGTCCACCAATGATGTTTTGTTTAGATTCTCTAGGTATGTTATCAACTACTAAAGAGATTGAAGATACTGCAGAAGGAAAAGAGACAAAGGATATGACACGTGCCCAAATCACTAAGGGTGCATTCAGAGTTCTTACTCTCAAACTTGGTCGTGCAAAAGTGCCAATGATTGTAACCAATCACACTTATGACGTTATCGGTTCCATGTTCCCACAAAAAGAAATGGGTGGTGGAAGTGGTCTCAAGTATGCAGCTTCATCAATTATCTACTTGTCTAAAAGAAAAGAGAAGGAAGGCACAGAAATCATTGGTAACATCATTCATTGTAAGAATGCTAAATCAAGATTGACTGTGGAGAACAGAATGGTAGATGTCAGACTTACATATGATAAAGGTCTTGATAGATACTATGGTTTGTTAGACCTTGCTCTTGCCTTTGATGTATTCAAGAAGCAGAGTACAAGGGTGTTGCTACCGAATGGTAAAACCGAGTTTGGTAAAACAATCAACAACAACCCCGAAAAATACTTCACACCCGATGTGATGGAGAAATTAGAAGTAGTAGTTAATGAGTATTTTAAGTATGGAAAAAACAGCGAGACTGGAACAGACGATTCTGAAGAATCTAGTTCATAACGAAACATTTAGTAGAAAAGTTCTTCCGTACATTAAAAGTGAATACTTCACTGAGGTGGATGAACGCACTGTATTTGAACAGGTACAAACCTACTTTCTAAAGTTTAGTACACCCCCTACAACCGAAGCACTTCTCATCGACCTAGATGCGAATGATGAACTATCAGACAACATTCTAGGTTCAGCTAAATCGGTTGTAGGTGGGTTTACTTCATTTGAAGAGGATACGCCAGAAGAATGGTTGACGGGTGAGACTGAGAAATGGTGTCAAGACAGAGCAATCTATCTTGCACTTATGGACAGTATCGAAGTCGTGGACAAAAAGTCCCAACGTTCTACTGGTGAAATCCCCGAACTTCTTAGAGACGCACTATCAGTTACATTTGATGCTAACGTGGGTCACAATGTATTAGAAGATGCTGAAAGTAGACACGATTTCTATACAACAGAAGAAGAAAAGATACCATTTGACTTAGAATACTTCAACAAGATTACTAAGGGAGGCTTACCTAATAAGACCTTGAACATCTGCTTAGCAGGAACAGGCGTAGGTAAGTCCCTTTTCATGTGTCATATGGCTTCTGCACACTTACTCATGGGTAAGAATGTTTTGTATATTACTATGGAGATGGCAGAGGAACGGATTGCAGAAAGGATAGATGCAAACATCTTGAATATACCAATCAAAGAACTGCCTGATATGTCTAAGTCAATGTATGGTAAGAAGATTGACAAGTTAAAGGACAAGACTAAAGGTAGAGTGTTCATTAAGGAGTATCCTACTGCAGCTGCTCACGTTGGTCACTTCAGACATTTGTTACAGGAACTTGAACTCAAAAAGGACTTCAAACCCGATGTCATCTATATTGACTATCTAAACATATGTGGTTCATTACGAATCAAACCAGGCGCTGGTGCTAACTCTTACACATTGGTTAAGAGTATTGCTGAAGAGATGCGTGGTCTTGCAGTTGAATATGATGTACCAATTATGAGTGCAACTCAAACTACAAGAAGTGGATTTGGTTCAACTGATGTTGGTCTTGAAGATACATCCGAATCATTTGGATTGCCTGCTACTGCCGACTTTATGTTTGCCTTGATAACTTCAGAAGAGTTAGATGAACTAGACCAACTAGTGGTCAAACAGTTGAAAAACAGATACAATGACCCAACTGTATTCAAAAGATTTGTTATTGGTGTCGATAGAAGTCGTATGAAACTCTATGATTGTGAACAAGAGGCGCAAGAAGAGTTGGTAGACAGTGCAACTTCTAATTTTGATGATTCAATTCCAGTTGCAGATAGAGGAAGAAGTGATAAATTTAGCGACTTTAAGATGTAAAATTAACTAAATAGTATTACAAGTTGGTAATATTATGACGAAGAATTTGAAATCTAAAGAGGTTCTTGATTTGATACAACAGAAGGTTGTACTTAAGAAAAAGTTAAGAATCGCAAGAAGAGAAAAAGATACTTGTGAGGTGCAACGCCTCACTGGTGCTATTGATACTATTGAATTGCACTTGCATTCGACACCACTTCAAAAAACATAAATAGTAGACAAACACATTCAAAAGGTGTATAATCTACTATTATGGCAGTTAAAAATTTACATTTAGAACACTTAGAGGACGAAATCATCAATAATGGTATTGATGGTGGACGTTCTGCTATTTACTTTCTATTAGAACTACGCAAAATGCTAAAGGGTCATAGTAACTCTAGAGTAAATATGACGGTTAAATGGGACGGTGCACCCGCTATATGGGCAGGGCCTCATCCCGAAACTGGTAAGTTTTTTGTTGCAAAGAAATCTTTGTTTACTAAAGCACAACTACATTATACATCCGAACAGGAAATCAAAGACGCACCCGAACTTAAGGGTGACCTAGAAAGTAAATTTCTAACTGCATTCAAATACCTATCAAAGGTTGGATTGAAAGAAATCCTACAGGGTGATTTAATGTACACTAAAGCAGACATAGAAAAGAAAAAGTTTGATGACGGTACATACCTTACATTTGGCCCAAACACAATTGTTTACGCAGTCAAAGAGGATTCACAACTAGGTAAAGATATCGCTAAGTCTCAAATGGGTATTGTATTCCATACCACATACAGTGGTTCTACAATCGAAGGTCTTGGTGCTAAGTTTGGTGCAAACATTAAAGGACTGAAACAGGGTGATGTGTGGATGGACGATGCCACATACAAAGATGTCAGTGGTACAGGTTCAATGACTGCTAAGGAAGCATTGCAACTACAAAAAGTTTTGACTACGACAGGTAAAGCATTCCACGGTATCAAGAAGGGTGACCTAAACAAGTTCCAAAAAGTTATGGAAGCTATGAGTGCTAAAGGTGCTTCGGGAGCTACATACAAGACATACGCAAATTCTTTGATACGTGCCAACAAGTTCAATCCTAATACTCAAGACTATCTAAACTATGTAGATAAGTATTGGGAAGAGAAGATGATTGCAAAAGTTAAACAAGAAAAGACTAAAAACATTAAGAGAGAACTTGCTAAAGATTTTGCAAATGAACTCAGAGGTTTAAGAAAGATGATTGATAACCTAACAGTGTTTCAAGCAAATCTAGTAGAAGGTAAGATGATTATTATCAATGCTTTAAACAGAGTTAAGAGTATTGGTACATTCGTAAGAACAGACAAAGGGTTTAAAGTTGTAAACCCCGAAGGTTATGTTGCAATTGATAAAGAAGGTGGTGCAGTTAAACTTGTAGACCGTATGGAATTTGCATATAATAACTTTACCGCACAAAAGAAATGGGATAAATAGATATATGACAGACTGTACATGCAATTACGACCACGAAATTACCGAAGCAGAACACGAAGGTAAAAAGGTAAAACTTAATGACCCCTTTAGACTTCCGTCTGGCAGTAAGAAAAAGTTTGGGGTCTATGTAAAAAACGACAAAGGAAACATTGTTAAGGTCACATTTGGTGACCCTAATATGGAAATCAAACGTGATGACCCAAAACGATTGAAAGCATATCGTTCAAGAATGGGTTGTGACACAGACCCAGGCCCAAAATGGAAAGCAAACTATTGGTCATGTTACCAATGGCGGTCAGGTGCTAAGGTTGACGAAGACTTTAGACTACCAACATTTGGTGAACATTTGGATGAAGTTGTTTCACAGAAGACTAGAATGAAAATGAAACAAGCATTCAGAAAGAACAAAGCAAAGATTATGAGGGCGAGAAAGAAAGCTGCTAAGAAACCTCAATTACAGAAAGG